ACATACAAAATATTCGACAAGTATAGATGGTAAAGTTGTTTTGCATATAACTAATGAGATTGGTTGCGGTTCCTTGTCGCGCTCAAATCAACGTGTTTTTTTAGATGAAAATATTAAAGATGTTTACAAAGACGGACTGGATCAAATACGCAAGATAGTGAATAACTGTCTGTAAAAGAAAATAACCATGGCAAGAATGATTGACCTATAAAGCACGAGGAAAAAAAACAAGTCTTTGTTTAAAATGTGGGGTTGTTGAGGAAGAGCATAGGGAAAGATGCCATATTGTAACCATGCCTCTATGGGTGAAGATATTTTTGTTTGGTTGGCTTTGGGAATGGTTGTATTTATGGTTATTTGATAGACCAAAATTTCATTTATTTCATAGTGAAGGAGAATCCGCACGTTATGCCAATTTATTATATGTTTATAAATTGGGGGCTTTATCTAATCTTAGGATTCAAGTTCCTTTTAAGCTTTCTAAAGGAAAGTATTATGCAGATTTTACATATTGGGATAAAAGGCTTGTTAGTTTTATGCACCCTAATGGTCGCTTTGTCGTTGAGGACTACAAAGGCAGGTATGAGGGTGATATATTCAAGAAAAAATGGGCAGAAATGCAAAAATTATACCCAAAAAACTATTACAAAATATCAGATAAACCAAGTGGAATAAAACTTAAAAAAGGGTAAACATGGATAATATTATACAATTTCCTCAAGATAGGATAGCAACCACCGTCAATAATGAGAAAGATTGCCTTGTATATTCTTTTGGTGATTATTTGATATGTAGAGCGATTGAGAATGGTGATGTTTCATTTAGTCGTATTTGCCATTTTTACGGGCGTGAGAATGACTTTGAAGAAACAGAGCTAATGAAACAAACTAGGGAATTATTGCAGGATTATGAACAGTTTACAAGGGCAGTAGAAGTGAAAGACCTTAGACAAATTGTTAAGATCCTCCAAAAATTAGTAAATTTTATTCATTTACATTAAGCAAGCCAGCGATTAAATTGGTCTTTTAATAACTTAGTAAGCTTTTCGCGATGGTCAAATTGCGTTACTATGAGAATGTCTTTTTGAATATTCAAAGCAAGATCATTTATGCTTGTTTGATCATTCCATGTTTCACAAATTGCCTTTAAAATTTTTTCTTTAGTGTTATTAGTTGCGTTTGTTCTCGTATAAAGTTTTAATATTTCATATAAAATCTTTTCCAGTCGTGGATTAGGCTTTTCCTCATTCCAATTAAGGGTTGTAATTTTTTTATTTTCTGATTCGTTCATATTCTCTTTTTTGTTGAGGGTTTTATATGCCCATTTTTTAAAATTAATTATATTAAATTCCGCTGCTCTTTGCTCGCCTTTTATCCATTGTTTTAATGCTGAATAATGAACGCCTGTATTTCTTTGCATTTCATAAAAGGTATAACCTTCTTTTAATAATTGATTGATCATGGTTTTTGTTTCATGATCAATATCTTGTCTTTTGTTAAGCTTATAATTCTTAAGTGGGATAAGTTTTCTTTTCCTTTTTTTTAATTTTACATGATCTTTATTGTTTTCAAAAAATCTTTCATATTTTTCAATATATCTAGCTAATATAGGCAGATCTTTATAATAGGTATATTCTAATTGATTTGGTGTTATGCCTATCCCGTCAGCGATTTCTCGCATTTCCCAATTTAAATCTTTAAAATGATCGATAAATTCTCTAGCATTATACTTCATTATTATTTACTTTCTTAGTGAAGTTTTTATTTTTCTTCTTTTATTGTTTTTTCATAGAATTTATTAAATTTATGTAGCAAGAAAGTAGAGGGTTCTGAGTGTCCATTTTTATTGTTTTTTCATAGAATTTATTAAATTTATGTAGCAAGGGAGTAGAGGGTTCTGAGTGTCCATGATACCAATTATAAATAGTTTGATTGCTTACCTCTAATTGTTGAGCTATTCTGTAGCGTGTCCAACCGATATTTTTTAGTGTGATTATTTTGTCTTTTATTGTCATTGTGTTAGTTCCTTTCCATTAATTATTACCTTGCCATAAAGAGACCAGTGTTTCCCTTTGGGGTGCCCAGATTCGATACTGTCACATATTAAATTACACTTAGTATAACAGCAGGAATGATAAGAAATATTTCTTGCTGTTATAGAAAATGCGCTTATATCCCATGCTTTTATATCCCGTGCTTTTATAATCCTTGCGCGTATATTCCATGCCCATATACGCCATGCATTTATATTATGTGCATCTATATCTTTAGCATTTATATTTTTTGCATCGATATTATATGCATCTATATTATTTACATTTATATCTTTTACCCATATACGCTGCGCCTTTATGACTAATTTAGGCATATTAAGATCAAAATTTATATTAATATCACCATCAATGGATAAAGTATCATCTACTATATCTTTTTGTAGTTCTTCTAGTGTGTTGTATATTATCATTGTTTTACCTTTCGTTATATTATGCCCCCTTAATGGGGAGCGTTTTAATTATGCGGCTTGCTTGTTTTCTATTGGCTCGACTTGATTAGAAGAAAAAATACAAGCTTGAAAAAAGCGATTTCCTTTTATGTCTTCTCCTGTTTCTTTGCTTTCTCCTATTTTGTAAGATTTAGGTGCCGAAAAAATGCGGTAACATTTCTCTCCTTTTTTTACTTTAAAGCCTTTGTCTTTCCATTGTTTGAAAGTATAAAATTCGCTTGTTCCCTCTATTCTTTCATAAATGCTTGTTATATAACTGTTTAATGTTGGGAATATTTCATATCCGTATTTTTTAAAGGACTCTTTGTTTGCTTTTTCTTTGCCGGCTTTGAATGATCCCACCATTTTGTAAAAATCATCTTTTGATATGCCTTTGTGTGCGTTTGTCATGTTGTTTCCTTTCGTTGTTTGCAATGCTAATATATACTAATATATGCTAACAATCAATCCCTAAAATCAAAAAAAAGTGAATTAATTTAATTAGTTTGATTTTATCTTTGATATCATGTATTATTAAATAAATATTAATATTTAAATATGTGTCTAAAATTCACACTTTCAAACAGAATGGAAAGCTTATGCAAATAAAAGACGGTTCAATGAGATTAATCATTCCAACGGTAAGAGGAAAACATGAATTTCCACTTGAAAGCATTGTATCAAGTGAAAATTATGAAACAGAATTACCCGAACTTTTTAATTTGAATAAAGAAGCCTATATCTTATCAAAAAAAGAGAATGAATTTAGCTTTAAAAAGCTTTCAAAATTTCAAGAAGCTGTAAATGATTTAAACATGGCAGTCCTTACAGAGAATGAAAGGCATAAAAAAGCCAAAGAAGGGATTGCAGAAACATTCAAGGATTTATTTAAAGAAGCAATTACAGAATTGACCGATCCAGTAGTAGAGAAATACAAGCCTGAACTTACTGAGTTAAGTATTAATAGTGTAGATCCTTTACAAGGGCTTATAGTACTTGAAGCTTCAAAAGCACAAAACCCCGAAGATTTAAAAAAAATAGATCGTGTTACTATCCCATTCGATGCTCATGAGAAGCCCGAAGCAATCGAGGAATCAGAATTTGAGGAAGTGCCAAGAGAGGAAGAAAAAGTAGAGGAAAGAAAAGACCTTACATTTGTGAAATCTCCTTTAATGTAGTAATATATTTATATTGTGTTAATTTTTTAAATGTCTAAAAACAAAAAAAGAAAAAAAGAACTTCTTGCCAAAATGACAGAGAGGCAAAAATTGTTTTGTACGCATTATATAAATAATGGGATGAATGCCACAAAAGCCGCAGAAAAAGCAGGATATGCAGAAAAAAATGCTAGGTCGACAGGGTACGAAAACACTACAAAACCCTACATGAAGGAATATATTTACATTTTATTGCAAGAAAAATGTGACAGAATTAATATGAAAGGCGATGAAGTCCTTATGAGATCGTCAATGCTTGCGCGTGCTAACGTAGCAGATTTTTACAAAAAAGATGAAGACGGAAATATTAAACTGAGCATTGATCCTTTAGACTATGATTTAATGTATTGCGTGGACGAGATAACTACAAAAACAAACTCAGAAAATGAAGTTATAGAAACAAAAATCAAACTTGCTGACCGTCAAAAAGCATTAAAAGACGCAGGAAACCATAATAGAATTAATTGCTTTAACAACTCTAGTAAAAGTGAATTAGATATAGGAGACAATCTCAAAGAAGCTTTACAGGGCAATGAGTTGGCCGCAAAATTGGCTTTTTTGCTTTCTAGTCAAGAATCGAAATAATGAAATTATTAGATGAGATTTTAGAGAGGGTTAATTCATTAACAGAGGAAAAACAAAAAGAAATTATATTACTTGCTGAACAAGCAACAAAAGAAATGATTTTAATTCCGAATCCGGGGCCGCAGACAATGGCTTATAATTCAAAAGCCGACATATTATTGTTTGGTGGCACGCCGGGCAGTTCTAAATCCGCTTTAGGGTTAGGATTAGCGCTTAATCCAGTTCATAAAAACTCTTTAATTATACGCCGGCAATTTGCAGATTTATCCGGGCTTGTCGATGATGCAAAGCGTTTACTTTCTCAAAGTGGTAAAGGTTTAAATGGATTTGTTAGCGGCAATCGTCCCTCATATACAAAACCTACAGGTGGAAAAATATATTTTGAAGGTTTGGAAACCAAGGGGGGCATTGATTATGGTAAACAGGGTAGACCTTTTGATTTAATATATGTAGATGAAGGCGCGCAATTACCACAGGAAGCTATTTTAATGCTTGTGGGTTGGTTGAGGACTGTTGACCCTACCCAAAGAACACGCCTGGTTATTGGTACGAATCCGCCTTTAGACTCTACAGGTGATTGGATGTGTGAATTTTTTGCTCCGTGGCTAGATGATACCCATGTTAATCCAGCAAAATGTGGTGAACTTAGATTTTTTATAATGGATGACAATGGGCAGTCACAAGAAGTGGAAAGCGAGGAGGAAATTGTTATAAATGGAAAAAAATATAAACCTCATTCTCGTTCTGTTATCCGTTCCACGCATAGAGACAACCCTTATATTGATTCAGAAGCTTATGAAAAAAAATTACAATTAATCCCTGAACCTCAGCGTTCAATTCTCTTAAATGGCGAATTTATGAACGCAAGGGGGGATCAAGATTATCAAGTAATTCCTACACAATGGGTAAAGGATGCTGTTGATAGGTGGAAAAAACATCCTTATCCGCCGGAGGGCGTGCCAATGTGCAATATGGGGGTTGATATTGCTATGGGTGGAAAAGATAAAACAGTCATTGCAGTAAGGTATGATTATTGGTTTGATAGATTGATTAAAGTTGAAGGTAAAAATACACCTTATGGGCGTGATGTTGCTGGTCATATAGTTCAAAATAGAAAAGACAATGCAGAAATTACACTTGATATGAGTGGGGGGTTTGGAAGTGGGGCGTATGAATGTTTAATTGATAATTTAGGAAAAAACTTTATTAAGTCATATAAAGGGGGTGAAAGTACAGCAAAAAGAACAAGAGACCGTCAATTTTCTTTTTTCAATGTTCGTTCAGCCGCTTATTATTTATTTAGAGAAGCATTAGATCCGAATCAAATAGGAGGCTCTTGCATTTGTTTGCCTGATGATAGAGAGTTAATATCAGATTTAACAGCGCCAACTTTTGAAATAACAACAAGGGGTATTCAAATAACACCTAAAAACAAACTTATAGAAAAAATGGGGCGTTCCCCTGATTGTGGTGATGCCGTTGTAATGGCTTTTTGGAATGGTCGTATAGGTATAAATCCAGAAAGAAAAGTATATAATGACATACGAATGAGGGGTAAAGAATTTAACAATTTGCAAAAAACTTCAAATATGGGGTATAGTAACAGAAGAAGAAAGGCTTGATTATGAAAATTAAAAATCTTTTTATCAATGTTAATTTAAGCAAAAAAAAAGAATTACTTGTTAAGGATAAAAAAAATTCTTCCAAAAAATCCAATTTAACAACTAAAAAAACTAATAATAAAAAAAAATAATATGAAGACTCCAAAAATACCAAAACCTGAACCAATGCCTGTAATGCCAACACCTGACGATGAAGTTATAAAAATGGCTAGAAAAAAACAAATTGCAAAGCGTCTAAAAAAAGGCGGTCGATTAAGTACAGTATTGACACAAAAAAACAGAGAAAAATTAGGAGTTCAAGATTATGACTAAAACAGCAAAGAAAGTTTATAAACCTATTGAAAGCACTGTAAAAAGGGCAGGGCGCACATTTGAAGATGTTTCTAAAGATGCATTAGGAGCAGGTGACGACATAGCAAGAGGTGATTTTAAAGGAGCTAAAGATCGTATTAAAAAAGGGAAATTACAAACTAAAAAATTAGTAAAAGATAATCTGGCAGGATTAGACGACATAAGAAGAATGGATTTTGAAGGTGCTACGCAAAGAGCTTTATCTGACAAAATAAATGTTGTTCGGTCTAATGATGATCCTTACAAAAGACATATGGGTTTAAAAGAAAATCGCAATGTTGCAAGAAAAAAAAGGCGTGGTTTAGGTCTTGCAAATTTAAGGAATAGAAACAAGGCTTAAATATGCAAAAAAGAATTGAGAATATTATAAAAATAGGCTCTCAAGGTTTTTCTGACAGATCCAGCATTGATTCTTTGTGGCAATCTATGGCTTTAAATTTTTATCCTGAAAGAGCTACATTTACTAATTCGTGGTCTTTGGGGGAAGAATTTGCGTCTCATTTAACAACTTCTTATCCTATTCTTGCAAGGCGTGACTTAAGCAATGCAATTAAAACAATGTTAAGGCCGCGAGGTAAAAATTGGTTTTCTGTTCAAATTCAAAATATGCCTGACGTGACAGGATTTAGTAAACAATATCTTGAATATGTAGACAGTAGGATGCGGATGTTTATGTTTAATAGAACATCGGGATTTGATAGGGCAACAAATGAAACAGATTCGGATTATGCAACTTTTGGAAATGCCGTATTTTCTATAGAATATAATCAAAATTTAACCGGGTTATTGTTTCGTTCATGGCATTTAAAAGATTTAATATGGTTTGAAGATCACGCTGGAAATGTAGACGAAGTTCATAGAAACTGGGAAGAAACAGCAGAAAATATATGTTATTATTTTGGAGATAATACACATTCAAAAGTAAAAGAAGCCGCTAAAAAAGATCCTACGCGAAAAATTAAATGTCGTCATGTTGTTATTTCTACAGACAAATGGGAAAAAAGAGAAGACGGAAAAAAGTACAAATTGCCGTATGTTTCTATATGGATAGATACAGATAACAATCATGTAATGGAAGAAACGCCAACACCAGTTTTACATTATGTTATTCCAAGATGGCAGACAATATCAGGTTCGCAATATGCTTATTCACCTGCAACAGTTTGTGCATTGCCTGATGCAAGATTAATTCAATCTATGTCATTAACTTTATTAGAAGCAGGAGAAAAAGCTGTAAATCCTCCAATAGTAGCAACAAGTGAAACGGTTAGATCAGACGTAAATATGCACGCTGGGGGGATTACATGGATTGATTATGAATATGATGAAAGACTGGGGGATGCTTTGCGGCCTATGTCTTTGGATAAATCGGGGCTTGCGTTTGGCGTTAATATTAGAGAAGAAACAAAAGCAATGATTCAAGAAGCTTTTTTCTTAAATAAATTAGCATTACCCCAACAAACTGGAGACATGACAGCTACAGAAGTATCCCAAAGAATAGAGGAGTATATCAGAGGTGCTTTGCCATTATTCCAATCAATTGAAACAGAATATAACGCTAATATGTGCGAAATGGTTTTTGATTTGCTTAATGCAAGAAATGCTTTTGGCAGTTTTGAGGATGTTCCAGAAGAGCTACAAGGAAAAAATATAGAATTTACTTTTGAATCGCCTTTGATTGAAGCAGAGGGAAGAGAAAAAGGACAACGCTATTTAGAAGCGGCTAACCTTTTAAGAGTAGCGGCTGAAATGGAACCATCGACTGTTAAGCTTGTCAAAAATGAAACAGCTTTAAGAGATACATTTACAGGAATAAAAATACCTGAAAAATGGTTGCATACAGAAGAAGAAATGGAAGAAATTATTGAACAAGAAACAGAAAACGAACAACAACAAAAACAAATAAATATGATAGCACAAACTGGACAGGCGGCTCAAGAAGCCGGAAAAGGTGCGCAAGCTATTACTGGAGAATAATATGTTAAAAAATACAAGTAAGTTAGGAATTGCGTCTTATGAAGTGACGGCACAAGATATATATGCATTACGCGCATTAATAAACGGAGAAGCCACAGAAAGCCAACAAAAACAAGCTTTAAATTGGATACAGAAAGAAGCTTGTGGATATTATAATATGTCATTTCATCCTAAAAATGAAAGGTTAACAGATTTTAATGAAGGAAGACGTTTTGTCGCTAATATAATTTTTCAAACAATAGCAGAAGATCCTAAAATAATTGAAAAAAAAGATTTGGAATCAAAAATTGAAAGAGAAAAATTAATAAAATTAAAAAATAAGGATTAAATAAATTAATCCCTATTTAACACAGCTAGAAACTACATTTAAATAATAACTTTTTATCAACGCAAAATCAAGGATTATATATATGGAAAACACACCTACTACAGAAAGCACACCTACTACAGAAAGCAATAATATTTCTAATGCGCTTAATAATGGTGCAGAAATAAACACATCGTTAGAAAAAACACTACCAAATACTGAACCACAAGCAGTACAACCTCAAGAAAATTCTTTAAACAATAATAATAAAGCCAATGAAAAAGAACCTCATTGGACTGATAGCTATTTAAATAGCATTAAAGATGAAAAATTAAGGTCTAAAAGAGAAGAATACGTATCACGTTTTAAATCGCCAGAAAATGCACTAGAATCTCTTATAAATGCACAAGCAGAAATTGGTCGCCTTAATAACGCTTTGCATAATAAAAAAATAAATAATGAATCAAGCCCGGAAGAAATAGAAAGCTATAGAAAAAATAATAACATTCCAAAAGAATCAGAAGGCTATGAATACCAAACACCAGAGGGAATGATTATAGGTGACGATGACAAAGATGTCATTAATTCTTTTAAAAAAATTGCACATGATAGCAATATTCCTCAAGACGCTTTTGAAAAAATTGTTAATTTTCATTATGACAATATACAAAAACAAGACGCTTTAGAGCGTGAAATGTTTGAGCAACAATCAATTACTGCAAGTGAAATATTACAAAAAGAATTAAAAGGTGATTTTGATCGGTCTATTGAACATTTAAATTCTTTTTTAAAAAATAAATTTGGCGATAACAAAGAAATTATTGATAATGCTATTGGTGGCGATGGTGTGCCTCTTTTAAGCAATCCAGCAGTTATTCGTCAATTAATGAATATTGCGAACGAACTTGACCCAATAGCGCGAGTAATGCCAATAGGTCAAAGATCAGTTTCTTCTTTAAATAATGAAAAAGAAGAATTAATATCTAAAATGAAAGATGATAAAGAATGGTTAAAAAATCCAAAACATGTAAGTCGTTTATATGAAATTTTTGAAGCAGAGACCAAAATTAAAGGATAACTTGACAAATATTTAAATATATTGTTATAATAAAAACACTCCATAAACTCTTTACAAAAAGACGTGGACTGTTTTTATATTTAAGTCGCTAATTCTTTTTACAAGACGTGATTTATTTTTTTAACAGAGGTCAAAAGGCGTGCGGACGCATTAACCCTTATGAAAAATCTGTAATTCGTTATTAATTATAATTTTAAAGGGTATAAAATGTCTGATGAAGCATACCAAAAGTTGTTTGTTCAAGAAGCAATTGTAGCTTATGAGCAAACAGAAAGTAAGTTAAGAAATACTTGCATAACTGAAACAGAGATTAATGGAAACCAAGCGGTTTTTTTAATTGCTGGAAGTGCCTCTGGTGCAACTACAACAACAAGAGGCCCTAATGGAAAGATTCAATCTCAAAAATCTAACCTTGTTCAAAAAACAGTAACGCTTAAAGAAGAGCATTATAAGGAAACTGTTAATGATTTTGATTTAAGATCAACGCATGGTGGAGCAAATATTAGACGTTCTATTATGTCACGTTCTACAATGTCAGTTATTCATAGAAAATATGATGATCAAATTCTTCAAGAATTAAATACTGCTACGCAAACGGCAGGTGCGGCGGCTGTTGTTAGTTATTCTAAAATTACCAAAGCTTTAGCTTTATTGGCTAATAATGACGTTGATATTACAAGCAATGAAATTTACGGAGTTATTACTCCTGCATTTTATGCAAAATTGCTTGAAATGGATCAATTTACAAATATTGATTATGTTGAAACAAAACCAATTATTGATAATAGCGGAGGAATTAGTTCTACTATTAAAATGATTAAATGGTTGGGGGTTCATTGGATTACGCATACAGGATTACCCGGACAAGGTTCATCTAGTGCTTCATGTTTTCTATATCATAAAAACTCTATAGGTCATGGATGCCATTTTACAGGTATTGATATGGCAATGGGTTACAATTCAGAAAACAAATATTCGTATTGTACTGGAACAATGCACGCAGAAGCTTTGAAGCTTCAAGATGAGGGTATTGTAAAAATCCTTCACGATGACAATTCTGTTTTAACTGCTTAATTTTAATATAAAGGATTATTTATGGCATATGATGCAACAAACCCAGAAAGATTCCCATATCTTACAATTGCAGGAAATGGTGGAACGTATAGTCTTAGAGAATGGCACTACAAAAGTGCTGATACAATAGCTACTGTAAGAGTTGATGGATACATTTCAAACGGTGCAGCGTTAGGAATGAAACTATATGATGTTGTTACAGTTGTTGATACAACCACGCCAGCTGTTCAAAAAATGGTTGTAGCGGCTGTTAATGCTAACGGTTCGATTGATTTATCAGACGGTACGGCTATTTCTACAACAGATACAGATTAATATAGTTAATCTTTATATATTGTGACATAATATATTTGGAATACCCTTTCCGCGCGTTATATATTGTGTCACATTTTAACGCAAAATAAAGGATATAAAATGGAAAAAACATTTAAAATATACAAAAAAGATTTAAACCTTTTTGAATATACACATATACGTTACGTTGGAACAGTTAATAAAGACATAACCGTAAAAGATATAAAAAATCCTGAATTTTGGATTTACGTACATGATATGTTTCGAGAAAATAAAACTCGCATTTATAAAGGGGCAGAAGTTACGCTTTATACAGAGGATATGTCTAAACGGTTTGATCTTGTTTTTTTAGGATTTAATATAAATAAAGAAGTTAAATTTAAATTGCTACATGAATATGATTTAACTAATGAAAAAAATTATTTTGAAAAAAAAAATGATGAATATATAGGCGTGCATATACCGCATAAAGGATGGCGCATATTGAGAAAATCAGATAACCATATTGTCCATGAAAAATTGTCTAAGGATGATAAAAATAAATTTTTAAGTGAAATGAATGGTTAGCTCTCTTGAACAATTATCTATATATAACGGCGCATTAATTCATCTTAGAGAAAGAAGAATTAAAAATCTTGAAGAAAATGTACCTACAAGACGTTATTTAGATGAAGTTTGGAATCAAAAATTTATTGATTTATGTTTATCTGATTATCAATGGACGTTTGCTACACGAACATTAAAGCTACAAGCTGATAATAGTTTAACGGCAAGTTTTGGATATAAAAATGTTTATGAATTGCCAAGCGATTTTTTAAATACGTGTGCGGTATGCTCCGATGAATATTTTAAATATCCAATCCGTGATTATAATCACGAAGTAAATTATATTTATACAGACTATGAAGAAATTTATATTAAGTATATTTCTAATAATCCTTTATATGGCGGTGGATATAATAATTGGTCTCCTGAATTTTTGCATTATGTTATTATTAATTTTGCATTTATAGCGTCAAATTTAATAAGTCATTCACATAATTTAAGTCAAGAATTAGAACGAAAAAAAGATAAAGCACGTAAAATTGCTATAAATAAAGATTTTCAAAAAAAACCATCACGATCATTTGCTTGCGGTGCATGGGCTAATTCAAGGCATTTAGGACGTTTTTATAATTATGATAAAGACTATTAATGCCTAAACAGAATTTTGCACAATTAGCTTTTAATCGTGGCGTTGTATCTCCGTTAGGTTTAGGACGAATAGATCAAGAAACTATAGTATGGGCTGCGGAAGAAATGACAAACATTGTGCCACGTGTATTAGGCTCTGCTATGCTTCGCACAGGCACAGAATATATTGGTAAAACAAAAGACAATTTAAAATCTTACAATATTCCGTTTGTTTTTTCTTCAAACGATCAAGCGATTATTGAATTAACAAATAATGCTTTTAGAGTACGTGTTAATGAAGAAATTATTGTTCGTAATTCTGTTTCAACAACAATTTTAAATGGTAATTTTGAACTAGATCTTTCTAATTGGACAAATAATGACGAAACAGGAGCGGCGTCTAGTTATGCGAATGGTTTTTTGCAATTATTAGGAACGGGCACTAATAAAGCAATTAGAACTCAAGAAGTATTAGTCAATATACCCGATCTTAATATTGAACATGGGGTAAGAATTATTATTTCACGGGGTGAAGTTGTTTTAAAAATAGGCTCTTCGCAAGGAAATGATGATTATGTTAGCGAAACAACTTTGGGGCGTGGCGTACATTCATTATCTGTTACGCCGTCAAATAGTTTTTGGATAGAATTATCAAGTGATTTAAATTACGCAACATTAATTGAATCAGTTACAATTGAAACAGCTGGGGATATGATTATTCCTACGACAATATCAGAAAATGATTTTTCTTTAGTGCGATATGATAATTCAGGGGATATTATTTATTTGGCGGTAAAAGGGCAACAGCAAAGAAAAATTGAAAGGCGTGATATACGTTCTTGGTCTTTTGTTTATTATGAGCCCAAAGATGGTCCTTTTCTTCTTCAAAATGTATCAAACACGACAATTGAATCAAGCGGTTTAAAGGGAAATGTTGTTTTGACATCTTCAAGAGGTATTTTTAAAAAAAATCATGTTGGTGCATTGTTTAAATTAACATCTTTTGGGCAAACGGTTACAGCTGATTTGACGGCAGAAAATAGTTACACAGATTCAATCCGTGTTACAGGTGTAGGAACAAGCCGTGTATTTTTTGTAGTTATTACCGGAACATGGCAAGGTAAAATTACATTACAAAGATCTTTAGATGAGGGGAGTAGTTGGGAAGATGTCAATAATTTTACGTCTAATACAAATCCAACAAGCTCACCAAGTATAAATTATAGTTTAGACAATCAAATTGTTTTTTATAGAATTGGTTTTAACTATGGAAATTATACAAGCGGTACGGCTACAGTTTCTTTGCAATATTCTTCTGGTTCAATAACAGGGATTGCAAGAATAACAAGTTACACAAGTAGTACAGTAGTAAATGCAGAAGTTTTAAAAGATTTTGGCAGTACAGATCCTACAAATGACTGGGCTGAGGGTGTATGGTCTAACTATAGAGGATATCCAAGCGCAATATCTTTTCACGAAGGGCGTTTGTGGTTTGCAGGCAATGGGAGATATATAGGGTCTGTATCAGATAATTATGAAAGTTTTGATGAAAATGTTGAAGGGGATAGCGGTTTAATTAATAAAGCTATAGGAGATGGGGCAGTTGAAGAGGTAAATTGGTTGCTTTCAAGTGATGTGTTAGCATTAGGAACGTCAAGCGGAGAAAAAATTATAAGATCAAATACTTTTGGCGATATATTAACGCCATTTAACACATCAATTAAAACATTGAAAAATATAGGTTCTACAAATATTTCACCTGTTTTAGTCGATCAAAGAATGATTTTTGCTTTTGGTTCTTTTTTGTATGAAATTTATACTTTGTCTACAACAGAAGGCGGTATTGGATTTGACGTTACAAATTTAACATTGCTTTCCCCCGAAATATGCAAGCCAAATATTACACAAATTGCTGTTCAAAGAAGACCTGATACAAGAATACATTGTTTACGTTCTGATGGTAAGGTTGCAATTATGGTTTATAATGTCAATGAAGGCATAAAATCATGGTCATTATGGGAAACAGACGGAATTGTAGAAAATATTTTAATTACAAAAGGCGGCAGTGAAAACATTGAGGATGTTGTATATTACACAATAATACGCACAATAAATGGACAAAATCAAAGATATTTAGAAAAATGGGCTTATGAAGATAATGCACAAGGTGGCGTTATTAATGAGCAATTAGACAGTTTTAAAAAGTTTTCTTTAGATGTTAGCAGTGACACTTTATCTGGTCTTGAGCATTTAGCAAACAGATCTGTTAAAGTTTGGGATGGTACATCGGGGCAAGGAAAGTTTTTAGGTAATTTTAATATTTTAAATTCTGGAAATCTTGAGTTAGGGCAAGTGGTTAATAATTGCATTGTTGGTTTAAGTTATACTGGACGCATAAAATCAATGAAACTTCCTTATGCGTCAGGATTAGGAACGCCTCTTAATCAAAAAAAAATGATATCTATGCTTGGGGTAATACTTCACAATACGATTGTTGATGGTGTTAAAATAGGAACAGACGATGAATATCTTAATCCTATGCCATGCTATGAAGATGGATATAGTGTTGATGAAAATCATCTTTATACGCATTATGACAAAGAAATGTTTCCTATTGACGGAACATATACAACAGATCCACGTTTAATTATAACAGCACAATCCCCTTATCCATTTACACTTTTAGCATTAACAGCAACAATACAAACAAATGACAAAGGATAATATTATTATTGACCCAGTAACCCAACAGGATATCAATTTTTTTTATCCAGAAGGTTTTAATTATTCTTTTCGTGGATGGGTTGGAAAATATAAAGATAAACTTTTAGGGCTAGGGGGGTATTTGCTCGATAAATCGGGGGCAGTATGTCTTTTGAATTTTAATGAAAAAGAACAATTTCCCAAAAAATTATTGTATCGTGCGATGTTAAAAGTGTTTTTTGAAAAAATATGCCCCTCATGCAATTATAATTTATATGCAATACAAGATAATGAAAAACCTAATTCTAAAAAATTACTATTAAATTTAGGCTTTATACATTATTATGTTAATAAAGATAAAGAAAATGTTTATATTTTTAAAAGAGATTATTTATAATGGGTGCAGATCCAATAACTTTAGGTATTATGGCGGCAGCTGGTGGTTTACAAGCTTTACAACAACATAAAACAGGGCAAGCGCAATCAAGGCTTGCGTCTGTTCAAGCAGAAAATTACAGATCAAAAGCTAAACAAGAACAAGCAGTTGCACAAAGAAAAGCTTATGAACACAGAAAAGATGCTGAATTAAGAGCCTCAAGGATTATTGCCGTTGCAGCAGCTACAGGGGGAACAGCACAAGAAAAATCTGTTTTAGAATTATTAGGTGATATATCCGAACGAGGAGAATATAATGCTTTAACTGAAACATATCAAGGTGATATGGAAGCAAGAGATTTAAATTACCAAGCAAAAACAACACAAGAAAAAGGAAGATCCGCAAGGCGTGCGGCTAATATACAATCAATTGGTACATTATTTAGTACTGCTTCTTCAATGGCTGGGGGGTTTAAAACAACAAAGACTAACAAACCAAAGACTAACAAACCATGGCAAAACCCTGATATGAAATTTGGAGGTTATTAATGCCTAAGTTGCCAGCACCACCTAATAAATTAATTCCAACAGCAACAGGAAATACTATTCCGCAAATGGATATTGGATTAGAAAATCGCGCTATGTTTGAGTTGTTTGGGAATGTTAGAAATATTGCTACAAAAGAAATGCAAAAAAATATTGTTGAATTTGAAGCAAAAGAAAAAGAAAGAGAAAACCTTAATTATAAAGTGGCTCTTTCTAAATTTAACCGGCAGTCACACCTTGCACAAAATGAAGTATCTCAAATAAATAATTATAGTGCTTTTTCTAAAGAGTATGCAAAAAGATTTAAAAAAAACTATGACAACATTATAAAAACAATTCCTGAAAATTACAGAAGTGATTTTGATATACAAGCTAATAATATTTTTATGAAAGGAAAAAAAAATCTTTCAACTTTAGCCAACACAAAACAAAAAGATGCAGGGCGTGCCTCTGTTTTAGAATTAGAAAATGATTTATATAATGTTGCAGAATATTCAGATGATTTTGAAGAGGTATCTTTAAGTGTTCAAGGAGCTGTTGAAGCCATACAAAATAGTCCTTTTTTTGACCAAGAAGAAAAGGCAAAAAAAATAGGGGAAATTCAAAAAAAATTAAAAGGTATTCAAAGGGAGCGTGCAGAAATTCGCATTAACTCTTTAACGAATGATGAATTTAAAAGTAATATTGTTTATGCCCCTGAATATCAAAAAATTTTTGATGCTGGGGAAAAATATAATGTTTCACGTGATTATATGGCACGTACTTTTATGTTGGAAACAGGAGGGGATATTAACGCTAAAAATCCCAATTCTTCGGCAACGGGGGCTTATCAGATTATTAAAAGTACAGCAAAAGAATATGGTGTTAATGTAAAAGATCCTATGTCTTCGGCAGATGGTGCGGCACGCTTAGCGAGAGACAATAAAAAAGTTTTAGAAAAATCATTGGGGAGACCTGTTCAAGATTGGGAATTGTACTTAGCCCATCAGCAAGGGGGAGGTGGTGCTTCTTTGCTTCTAAAAAATAAAGATAAAAATATTGTGGAGGTTTTGCAGTCTGTTTATAAAAATCCTGAAAAGGCAAGAGAAGTCGTGTCTTTAAATGGAGGTCGTCCTGATATGACGGCTGGAGAATTTGCGGATATGTGGAAGGTAAGATATAATAATGTAAAGACTAATGATATAGTTGCTTATTCTTCACAAAAAAAAAATATTCAAGATGCTTTAAATGCGTTGCCTATTACGCAAAGAATGAGAATTATGTCTAAGCGTCAAAAAGATATTTTAAAAGAAGATACTTTAAAAGCAATAGATGAAGTCAGTACAAATATTATTGAGCAATATCCTGATGATTATCAAGCACAGATACAAATTGCAAAAACTGTAAAAAATCCTGAACATAAAGAAGGGATTATAAAAAAGATTAATAAAAATTATTCTGAACAACAAAAAATTGAAAAACAAGCAATAGAAGAAACAACGCAAAATATATTATCTTTCATTCAAGAAGGTAATATTTATGAAGATATTGACCCTGCGTTGTTGCTTAAATTACCAGCAAAAGATCAGTCATTTTTAAAAAATTATTCTGAAAAATTAAACAAGACAGAGGAAAAAGAAACAATAAAAGAGCGTCTTTTATTTGCCGAAGTGCAAGAAGCATTTTATGAAAATAAGAAAAAATTTGATGATTATTCTATAGCAGAATTAGCGTCTAATTTGAACAGTAAGCACTTTGACAAGGTTATGAAATGGCGTGAAAGTGAAAAACAGAATATAAATCAAGTTGAAGCAAATAGAGAACAAATAAACCGTATGGCAAAAGATACAGCTTTGCAGTTGGGCATATCTGATAAGGTAGAAATTTCTATTTTAAGAGAAGAATTAGATTTAGCGATTGAAAACTTTGAAGAGGAAAATGGGAAAGCCCCTAATGTAAAAGAGGTTCGTGGATTAGTAGATGAATTGACGGAAAATGTTTTAATAGAAGGCAATTTTTGGGATTCTAAAAAAAGGCGTTTTTTATTAGAAGAGGATGAAATAAATAATGCGATTGCGCCTGATGATGAAAAAGAAATAATATTAAAAATGTTAAGAGAGCGTGATCCGAATCGTGTATATAATGATGATATTGTAAATGAGATATATAGAAAGAGTCTTTTAAATGACAGATAAATATGCTCAAATTATAGACGGTTACTTTTCTAATGAAAAAAACAATTTAAATAAAAGTTTTGATTTATCGGCTCAAAAAAACCCTACAGAGACAAGCGAATTACTAAATTTTTCAAAGGAAAATAACGTATCTTTAGATATTGCTAAAAAAAACAAAGATTTATTACGTCAAAGATCAGAGCAAAAAAAATATGACATTGACGGTTTTTTTCAAAAAGCCCCTAACATAGCTAATAAGCTACAAGATCCTAATAAAATGGCGGTGGCTAAAAGTTCACTGAATAATTTATGGTGGTTTGAACGGTTTGGGAAAAGTATTGCACAAGGCTATGAAAGCGGTCAAGATACATTAGACCTTGCGGACATAAGCTTTAAGGAGTTTATGGGGCAAGATTTAACGGCTACAGAGCAGAATAAAAAGTTAGGTATTCAACAAAGGCAATCACAAAAGAAAGACTACAAATTAGATTTTTTTAGTGGTATTCCTGAATCTGTTTTGGAAAGTTTACCATTAATGATTGATCCATTACTTTCTAAAGAAGCAATTAGCGGTGCTTTATTTGGCGGTGGCGTTGGAGCAGGAATTGGCACAATCGCCGGCGGTGCTGGGGCAATACCTGGAGGTTTAACGGGTGCAGGATTGGGATATGCAACAGGTCGTACGGCACGCATTGCAGAAAATGAAACAGCTTTGGCATTTAGTGAATTTCAAGGTTTTAAGGATGAAAACGGTAATTTAATTGATAAAAACACGGCAAGGGCTGGGGCGGTTTTATCTGGGGCAATATCTACAGCATTAGAAACGGTGGGCTTAAAGTATGTTTTAAAAGCATTTCCACATGGTGACAAGCTTATTTCTGGTTTTACTAAAGAAGGGATTAAAAAAGCATTTAAGAATAAAGCCGTAAGAGATCAAGTTTCTAGGGTAGGTACTGTTATTCAAGCAGGATTAGCAGAAGGAGGAACGGAATTTTTACAAGAGTTTTCTCAAGCGATTGTTGGGGAATTTACAAAAATGTCTGCGGATGGTGATTTTACAGCGTTCGGAGATAATGATGAAGGCTTTTGGGTATGGTTAGCGGACACAGCGGATAGATCGCTTGAAGCAGGCTTTAAAGGGGCACAGGGTGGTATTGGTATGTCAACGGCTGGTATTGCCATTAGTGAGGGATACCAAAAAGCGGAAAGACTTGCTAAGGCAAAATTAGAGCAAAAACAAATCAAGAAATTAGCAGAAGAAGCGGAAAAAGCGGAATTAACCAAAACCAACAAAGATTTATTTTTAGAACTAACGGATGATACAGAGAAAAAAGTTTATGTTGGTGCTACTGAATTAAAAGAGTATTTTCAAGATAAACCTGAACAATTTGGCTTTTTTCAAGAAAATGTACCTGAAATCAAAGAACAGATTGAGGAAGCATTAGAAACAGGTGGGGATTTAGTATTGCCTGCTAATAAAATTGCGTTGGCATTGGGTGATGCAGATATTGCAGATATAACAAATATTATGCGTTTAACCCCTGACGCATTGACAGAAAATGATGGGGCTAATGTTAATCTCCAGGATTATCTTATAGATGATTATAGTGATGTTATTGATAATAGTTCGGATATTCGTACGCGCATTGAAAATCAATTAATGAATGCAAAATTCACGCCAACCACTGCCAAGGCATATACGGATTTATTGACATCATTTTATGACACGCAATATCTAAGAACAGATAAAAGCCCCGAAGCAAGAAAGAAATTAACGGAATTTTTTGATAATCTTATTATTCGTCAAGCAGACAATGAACAAGATGCAGGGCAACGATTAGAAGATATTGATTTATTGATTGAACGTGCCAAAATAATTAAAAGAAAGCGTGGTAAATTTCGCCCTAATCCCATGCAAGAATATTTAAGACGTGGCGGTGGGATTTTAAAAGATACACCTTTCGCAAAAGATTTAGAGAGTTTAGGCGTAAAAAAAACAAGTGGTTTGTTTAAGTCAAAAGATGGAATAAGATATGACGCAATTCCGGTAGGCGAGTTTGAAGATGCTTTAGAGGTTCAAGGGATACCTGATGACGGGAAGGGGTATGTCGATCCTGAATTTATAGCAGAGGTTATCTCAGAAGAATTAGCAGGGAATGACTGGCGTGAAAATTACAAAGGGGATACGCCCAATAAGCAAGCGATAGATTTTTTGAATCAAGTCGAAACAGCAGGGCTTGATATTGATACAATTAATCGTGACAGTTTGAAGCCTAAAGAAGATATTGAACTTTTTCAAAATGATTTTGATCCGCAAGATGGCACAGCATATGAAGGTGATGTAATTACGATTGATGGTGTGGAACGTTCGACGGTAAATAGTAACGGTCAAAAAATAGCACAAACAAAAGAAGGATTAGAAAACTTCTGGCGGTGGTTTGGTGATAGTAAGGTTGTTGATGAAGATGGCAAGCCGTTGGTGGTTTATCATGGAACTAATGCAGACTTTGAGGCTTTTGATAAAGGTAAGGTGGGTTCTGCTACTGATATGGGTATGCTTGGCAAAGGTTTTTACTTTGGCAAAGAGATAACGGCGCAACATTACGGCAATAATGTTTTATCTGTTTATCTGCGGATGGAAAACCCTCTTAACATTGATAATTACACTTCCAAAGAAGAATTAGCTGATTACTTGGGTGTCGATGTTAGTATTTTGACAGAGGGTGGCACTGGCATAAAATCTAAGCAGCCTTTTACAGGCGTCTTCTCGGATGCAATTAGAGATAAAAAGCATGACGGGGTTATAACAAGATTTGAAAAAGCAGTCTTTGACCCCACTCAAATAAAATCCACTTCCAACCGTGGCACTTTTGATCCTAACGATGCAAGGATTTTGTATCAAGAAGATTATCAAATGGATCATTTAGCTCCAGCTAAAGAAGAGGGTAAATCATCCTTAGATGACGTTTCATTTTCTTTTGGAGAAGATATTTATTCTTCAAATGCTATAAATTTATATAAACAAGGTGATTATAAAGAAAATAAAGAAAGCATAGATGCTATTAATAAATATAAAAACAAACCTAATGCAAAGGTAACTGTTTATAGGGCTGTTCCTGTAAATGTTAAAGCTGAAATAATACCAGGTGATTGGATAACTTTAAGCAAAGAATATGCTAATATTCATGGTCGTTCTTTTTTAAAGGGGCAATATAAATTATTAACAAAAAAAATACCTGCCAGTGAAATATATACGGATGGAAATTCTATTCACGAATGGGGGTGGGATGATGGTTCTGTTGTTAGGGAAGTTAAAAAATACGAAAAAAAAATAATTGATAAAGAAGAAAAAGCAAAAAAAATAGAAGAAAGAAAAAATTTTTTATCGCAGACAATACAAGAATATAGGGCTTCTTATATTGAAAAAAATAAATCTTTTGAAAATTTTATTAATGAAAAAAATCTTGCGGAAAATAAAGATTTTATAAAGTTACTACAAGACTATTACAATAAAGCAAGTAGTTTTGCTAAAAAATTAGCTTTAGACAAAGAGGGGAAAGTAAAAAGTAAAACAATAAAAAATGTTGCTAAATATTTTGAAACAAACATAGAAAAAATACCAGAAGATTTTTATTTTCAAGAAAAACAATCTATAAAACGTGGTTCTTACATAAAAACAAAAGACAATTTAAATATTATATCTTTGTTCAAAGATCGTGATTTATCAACGGTACTCCATGAAAGCGGTCATTTTTTCCTTGAGACATTTAAGGCAATGGCAGAGGCAGGAGATGCTCCTAAACAGATTATGCAGGATTGGAAAGAATTATCCGCATGGTTAGAAATTAAAGACGGCACTATATCAGTAGATTCCCATGAAGGATTTGCTCGAGGGTTTGAAGCATACATTATGGAAGGAAAAGCCCCATCGGAGGGATTAGCAAGAGCCTTTGATTTATTTAAATCATTTATGAAAAGGATTTATCAAAGTATAAAAAACCTTAATGTTTCATTGAATGATGAAGTGCGAAATGTATTTGATCGTATGCTTGCAACAGATACCGCAATTGAGGGATTGAAGGGGAAGCATATTTTTAAGCCTGATCCTGAAATATTAAAAATGCTTACTAAGGCAGAGCAAGATGATTATATTAAGCGTAATGAAAAGCAAATACAGGATGCTAAAAATAAATTATTATCTGAAAATTTAAAAAAAGAAATTAAAAAAGAAAAAGCTGTTTTAAAAGAAGAAAGAGAGTCATTAACTAAGGAAGCAACAAACAGAATAATGCAATCGCCTATTCATAAATTACGTTATTTTTTGAATAAAGGAAAAATGTATAATGCGGATGAAGTATTAATTGGGATTGATAAATTAGATCGTAATATTATTAAAAATGAATATGGTGAAGAAATTATAGAATTATTGCCTTCTAAATTTTTTAAAAAAAATGGGGCTGATCCTGAAATAATGGCTGATTTGTTTGGGTTTAATGATGTTTCACAAATGTTTGATAACCTTATCAATAGCCCTCAAGCTAAAGATGAAATAAATCGAAGCGTAAAAGAGGATATAGACAGACGTTATGGCAACGCTTTAAATGATGGTACAATAGAGCGTGACGCATTAGATTCAACATATAATAATTTGCGTGAAAAAAATCTTGAATATGAATTTAATGTTATAAAAAGAAAATCTTCTGACATTGCTGTTACAAAAATTGATTTAAAAAAACGTGCAGAAGAAATAGCAAACGAAAAAACAGTAGATGAAATTATTAAACCTGATCAATATTACAGGGCAGAAGTAAGAGCAGCAGGAGAATCACAAAAGCATCTGGCTAAAAAAGAATATGAAAAAGCAGCTCAAGCAAAAGCAAGGCAACTTTTAAATCATTATCTTTACAAAGAGGCGCGAAATGCGAGGAATTACACGGATAAAACTTTAAAGCGTTTCAATAAATATAAAAAACGTCCTGCGGTTGGTAAAGTTGTAATTGATGAAGATTACAGAAAAAAAGCTGTTCAACTTATTAATGAGTATGATTTTACTACAAGAAAAAAACAAGGAAAAATCATTCCACAATTAGATTTATGGATGAAATCCAAAGAAGAAAGTGATTCAGCACAATTTTTAGAAATAGACGAAAATTTAAAAAATCAAGCTGGAACACATTTTAGAGATCTATCTTTTGGTGATTTTGTAGCACTTGTAGAAAACGTAGAAAACATTATTGCACAAGGCCGATTAAATCGCACTCTTGAAATTGAAGGTGAAAAGCATGAACTTAATAAAATTGCGTCTGTTTTATCTGAACAAATAGAAAATAATTTAAAAGATTTACCGGAGCAACCATTAGAATTAAGAACGACTGAAGAAAACAGAAAAAGAAATGCAAAAAATTATTTTAATGTTTTGATTAAAGGTAGAACTATTTTAAGAGAGCTAGATAGCTTTAAGGAAAATGGTTTATTTTATCAATATATTTTACGTCCTCTTAATATTGCAAATGAAAGGCTTGTAAAAAGACAACAAAGCGTTGCTAAACAATTAAATGATATATTTGATGCTCATTATAAAGGGCGTTTAATAGGTGAAATTAATAAGCAATATGATGTAGCAGGAGTAGGGAAAATTAGAAAACAAGCAATGCTTGCATATGCTTTAAATTGGGGAGCGGTAGAAAATAGACAACGCTTGTTATCTAATGAAAATATGTCAGAAGGGCAAATAAATAATATCCTTTCAGAGCTTACAAAAAATGACTGGGAATTTGTAGAAAAAATATGGAATTTGTTAGAGTCTTTTAAAAATGAAATATGGGCGTTAGAAAAAAGAAGAAGTGGCATAGAACCATTATCTGTAAAAACAGTACCTTTTGAAATAACAACAAAAGACGGAGCAACTTTAAAATTAAACGGTGGGTATTATCCTATAAAATATGAATTTTTAAAAGAAAACAGAACACAAGAAGAGAATATTGACGAACTGCAAAAAAACATTGGAGCAAGAGCTCAAACAAATAGAGGTCATACAAAGGCTAGGGTGCAGCGTGTTAATAAACCTATAAGAAATGATTTAGGCGTTTTATTTTCTCATATATCTGCGGTTTTGTTAGATTTAGAAATGGGGGAAGTGCTTTCTAATTCTCATAGAATTATAAGTAAACAAAATATTGCTAATGCTATTATTAGCAAAAAAGGAAAATCATATTACCAACAAATAGATTTATGGCTTAAAGATATGGCTATTGGGGGGCAATTAGCAAGTGAAGGATTTGCCAAATATATGGATGGTTTAAGGGCAGGCGTTTCTGTTGCGACAATGGGATTTAAAGTATCAACAGTTTTAATCCAGCTGACAGGATTGACGCAAACAGCGGCTGTTATTGGTTCTAAAAATATGTTAAATGGTGTTCGTTTAGCATTAGGGAATGGAAGTCCTAATAGTATAAAAAAATCATTTCAATTTGCTTTTGATAATTCTAAAATACTAACGCAAAGATCAGAAACTTTTAACCGTGATATTTTTGATGCTTTAAGACGCATGGACAGTGAAGTTCCTTGGAAAAAGAAATTAACGGAACTTGCTTTTTATCCTATGATTAAAATGCAGTCTTTAGTTGATGTTTTTACATGGCATGGCGCATATCAAAAAGGGCTTAATGATTTTAAAGGCAATGAAAAAAGAGCATTTGAATATGCAGATGATATAATAAGGCGCGCGCAAGGGTCAGGTTTGTTTAAAGATTTGTCTGCGTTTGAAAGAGGTACAATAAGTGAAGGAACAAGGTTAAGTGGTTTTGTTCGGTTGTTTACTGTTTATATGAATTATTTTAATACAAAATTAAACATTGCTTATGAAAAAACAAAACAGACAGACTTTAAAAATCCAGAAAACATTTTAAATTATGCGGTAGATTTTTTATTGTTATTTACATTAGAAGCAGCTCTTGGAAGTTTTCTTTTAGGGCAAGCCCCCACTGATGAAGAGGATGGCGTATTCAATGTGTTTTCATGGTTAGCTAAAGGAACATTAGATACAACCGTTGCACAATTTCCCGGAGTTCGTGAAATATACGGGGTTATGCAAGGATTTAAAGGCGCTCCAGCAGGATTAAAAGGATTTGAAGCAATAGGAGAAGTAGGAGTAAGTATAAAAAAATCTTTTGAAAATATTTTTACAGAAGATGATATTAATTTGAATAAATTATTAAGAGATGTTAATATGGCAGGAGGTATTGTATTTAAATACCCAGCTTCACAAATAAATCAAATGTTGCGCGCTATGGATAAAAAATCTCAAGGTAAAGATGTTTCACCAATAGAATATTTACTTTATAGAGGCAATAAATGACAACAGCAACGGATAGATTAAACGGATTAATAGGTTCAGTTGGAATAAAACCGCCTGTTAAATTAGCTACAACAGCAAATATTACATTGTCAGGAGAGCAAACAATAGATGGCGTAACAGCTATTTCAGGCAATCGTATATTAGTTAAAAATCAAACAGACGGTACAGAAAACGGCATTTATATTGTTTCAACGTCAGACTGGAAAAGAGCAAGTGATTTTAATGGCGTTAATGACATTTTAAATGGTTCACAAATATATGTTGCATTAGGGAATGTAAACAATCGAAAAACTTATGCGGTTTCAACGGAAAATCCAGTTATTGGAACAAGCGTTTTATCTTTTGTTCTTTTATCTGTAGAAAGTACGGACGATATTTTTATTACGGCTACAGGGTCAACAACAGCGCGCACTTTAAAAGACAGATTTTCAGAAATTAGAAATGTTAAAGATTGGGGTGCGGTTGGAGACGGTGCTACAAATGATACAACTGCAATTCAAGCTTGTATAAATGTAGGTGAAGGCATTGTATTTTTTCCTAAAGGTACATACAATGTTACAGGACTTGATATTGGTAATAATGTTACGTTAGATGGGCAAGGATTTTCAAGTGCAATATTTTTAATTGCAAATTCTAACCGTTCAGTTTTTCGTACTGTGCCTAGCGGTTCACAAGTTTTTAATCTAACAATTAGAAATTTATTTATTGATGGAAATTACAGCAATCAAACCGCAGGAACAGAAGTTCATGGTATAGAGTTATTTGGCTCTATTAACGCTAGAATTTATAATTGTGAAATATATCGTTGTTTAGAAAATGGGATATATTGTTATGGTGATAGCAGTACTTTATGTGTAGATACATATATTTACAATAATAAAATATTTGATGTAGGACGCATAGGTATTGAATTTGGGGTGTTTTCAGCAACATTAGAATGTCATGGAAATCTTGTAGGTCCTATAAATAATCAAACTTCATCTCTTTTTGGAATACGAATAAGTAATGTTGATACAAGGGTTTATGGAAATCATATATTTAGTGCAAAAATAACAAATATACAAATTGATAGAGTAGTTAATGCGCAAGTTTTTGGAAACCATTTAGAAAGCTCAAGGGGGCATGGATTGATTGCGGCAGGCTCAAAGCAAGCTATTATTTCCAATAATACAGTTGTTAAGTCAGGACGATCTAATAATCCTGCAACGCCCAATACATATTCGGGTATATATATTAAAAAAGACGATTTAAACAATCCAAATTCTGATTTATTAATTATTGGAAATTCATGTCATTCAGAAGGGGTTCAAGAAAATAGCATTTTACTACAAAAATACGGCATTGAAATTGCAAGCAATGACGCAATTAACAATGGAATTATAGCCCATAATAATAACAATGGAAATGCAACAGGCGGTATAAATAAATTATCGTTAAATGGTGTTTTTATTGAAAATAATTTGCCTTTAAATGAGTTTTTTTCAAATAATGTTGAATATTATGATGTTCAAGCTAATACCCCATTAACTAAAACTTTAACAATTAATGTTCAAGCTGTGTTAGGGGCTTTTTTGCAAGGCCCAGTATGTGTTTTTGATATATATTTAGGATATAATGAGGCAACATTAACACAAGAAGGGCGTATGGTTCATATAGAATTGCATATTTCTAAAATTACAAGTGGCTTGTTTGTAACAAATTTTAATGTGGTATCAAGCACAACAGATCAGCCAGTTTATACAGTAACAAGAAGCGTTGATACAAATACACAAATGACATTAAATATAGAAATAACTTCGCAAAGAGGTATATATATTAAATCTTCTCAAAAAAAATTAGCAATTGCACCTAGATCATATTTTACATACACTCAATCTTTATCATAGGAAAAAATTATGGCTACTATTGAAACATGGTGTACTAGAACACTTTTAACTGGAGGCGTTGCGGTTCAAGTAAAAGGTACTGGGATTTTTAGAATAACATCTACTGGCCTTTCTGATATTCAAACATCAGATTCAAGTAATGGTACATTTACAAATGATTTTTCTGTGAACGCTGGTGACGCTAAAGATAGAGTTTTAAACCCTAATATTTGGCTAAAACCAACAGCAAATTGTTATATACAATTAGTTATAGAGCATCCATAATATGTTACATAATAAAAAAACAAAAAGCTTTTTTGTTATTAGCAATTATATTAATTCTAAATCTCTTTTTTTACCGACAAATATATCTAATATTGTAGCGTGGTTTGATCCATCTTTTTTAGATACTGTAGTAACACATGGTCATACTCATGTTAGCGAATTATTAAATAAAACAAATAATAATAATTTAACTGCTACAGGTTCGCACCAACCGTCAACAGGTATTAATAGTTTGAATGGCTTGAATGTTTTAGACTATGCTGGTGATTGGTTTGTGTTGCCATCTAATATTTATTTGTTACCCGAGGGTGACTATTCAATGTATATTTTAGCAAAACAGGATGGTTCAGGAGGGTCACGTTTAGTTAATTTTCAAACATCTGGAACGGTTGCAGGATTGCAATACCTTACAACATCAGATCAAGTAAAATTTATTAGCGGTAATAGTACAGGGGTAACAGCAACAGGTGTCACGAAAACAAATTGGAATTTATTTTCTTGCAGGCGTTCAGGAACAAGCCTTACATTACAAGTAAACGGAGGGGCAGATTTTGAATCGTCAGAAGGCGTAAACACTACCCCTACAAGCGGTAACATAGCTACCTTTTTAAATGGCATAGCAGGTAATTTTAACGGCAATATATCAGCAATGATATTTTATAATAAAATACTTTCTGATAGTGAATCTGATAAAATAGAGGGATATATTATGCATAGGTTTGGTTTAAAAGGATATTTACCGTCAGATCATGCATACAAAAATTTAATACCATAAAGAGTTTATATGATTAAAAAATTAACAGCATTATTTATTTTTTCAACTAACATTTTAAATGCTCAAGAAATTAAGGTTAATTTACCGATTGGTACATTGCCTATGAATCAAAGAGATAATGGTGAGAATTGGAATAAATATAATTTTGGTGAAACAGGTGGGCTTTCATATCTTACAACGCCTGATTATTGGGGTAATCAGTTTGGGGGAACCATTAATTATTATGACAAAAATATTTTTGGCAATAATTCAGCTATAGCAACGCTTGATTATCAAAATACAGTATATGAAGATG